ATTAAATATCATACATGTTAAAAAGTGAATATTTATGCGTTTTTTTTGTATATTTATGTATGATTATAATAATTTTTTGTATTTTTGCGGTTGTATTTGCATAATGGAATTGGAGGGGTTAAGTCGGCTTTTGGCGTTTTTTCGTTATTTTTGGGGTATGTGTTGTGGTTTAAGTGTTTGGTTGTCAGGGATTTGTTTTATGAACGATTTTTGATTTTGGTTAAAATTTATCATACATGGTTATACATGGTTAGGGATTTTGGTTGGTTGTGATGGTGGCTGTGTATTATTGATATTTTTGTTGTTATAGGAATCATAGGAGATATAGATGTTATGGAGATTATAGATTGGATAGAATTTTTAGAATTGATAGATATTTATAGGTTTGATAGATATTATAGAAAGGATAGAGGATGGACAATAGGGAGTTGAACAGGGTTTTGCGTTCTGCGGCTCGTGACATGGGTTTATGTGATCAGTGGTATGATGGTTGGGAGAAGGATTCCACTCGTCAGGAGTTGATAGAGAAGTACGTGCGGGGTATAGATTTCTGTATATCTCATGATTATCCGAGTTTGGGTTTTATCAGGGAGAATTTTCCGAAGAATCAGTTACGTGAGAATGGCATATACGTTGATGGTCGTGGTATTGTGGAGCGTTCTGGTGTTATTGTTGTTCTTGGTGACAGTGATATGAGTATTCGAGTATCTGGTTTTATGGTCTGTACGCTATATGTTCGTCATGGCAGTCATGTTGACGTTGATGTATCTGGAAGTGGCAGGGTATTTATTGAGTGTTATGACGAGTCAGTGGTTCGTGTATCGGCGGTTGAGGAGTCGAAGGCATTTGTGTACCATTATGGTGGTAGTGTTGAGTTTGAGGGTAGTGTTGTTGTTCGTGAGAAGAATAGATAAGATAGATATTATAGAGTTGATAGATAAGATAGATAAGATAGATAGGATAGACAAGATAGATAGGATATGGAAGATAGTTTGGTGATTAACAAGATATACAGTGCGTTGCTTACGAAGGCGACGTCGGATGATTCAGGTTTCAGTGGATTGCGTGGTCGTTGGGGTTTTCGCAACACTGATGAGTTTCAGGAGAAGACGTTGAAGATGCACAAGGGAGTCCGCCGTTTGGGCAAGGAGTGTCCGATAATGTATCGCGACGGCAGTTATTGGTTGTTTGACGGTAAGATATACGTTACGGTTCGTGAGGAGTTGATAGCTGCGGCGTTTGGTTTGGTGATAGAGTTTTTGGAGATTATCCCTGCAATAGGTTCGAAGGTATATGTGAAGACGTTCCTTGACACGATACGTTATTACAATCCGATGCACGAGAGTAGGAATCTGATAGCGTTTACGAATGGAGTGTTGGATGTCTCTCCGATACTTCGTGGTCATGAACCTATATTCCACGATCATTTTGACGAGCGTTTTCATGTTACCTATTATCACCCTTATCCATACGATGCTCGTGCGAAGTGTACTCGTTGGCTTAACTTTTTGCATGAGGTATTGCCGGACAAGAATGCCCGTTTGATATTGCAGATGTTTTTGGGTTTGGGTGTGATAGACAGTGCGGAGGTGTATAATCCTTATGAAGGTAAGGATTCGTCTCGTGTGGAGTTATGTTTGATACTCATCGGCAGTGGTGCCAACGGCAAGAGTGTTGTTTATCAGACGGCCCGTGGTGTATTTGGCAAGGAGCGTATCAGCGGTATTGACTATGATGAGTTGACCAGTCCTGGTGATGAAGGCATGCGTGCCCGTCGTTTGTTGCGTAATGCTTTGTTTAATTGGAGCAGTGACAGTGACAGCAGGACATTTGGCCGCAAGCGCACGGGAGTATTCAAGCGTATTGTCAGTGGTGAGCCTGTTACCGACCGCAAGATAGGCGAGGATGTGCGTGAGAACGACAATATGCCCTATTTGGTGTTCAACTTGAACGAGTTGCCTTATCCTGACGATCAGAGTTTAGGCTTTATCCGTCGTTTGCAGTTTATCAGTTTTGACGTTACTATTCCGAAGGAGCGTCAGAACAAGTCATTGGCTCAGGAGTTGCAGAGCGTATATCCGGGAATATTCAACTGGGTGGTACGTGGAGCCAGGGAGTTGATACGTCGGAAGTTTATTTTCCCGTCGAGTGAAGGAAACCGTCGTCAGATGATATTGGCTCAGTTGCAATCGAATCCTGTTGTTGCTTGGGTCAATGCCTATCAGATGCGTTGGGAGCCGTTGGCGAAGAACGAGGTTGGCGTATATATCCCCACGGCTGTAATGGTGAAGTCCTTGGAGCAGTTTTGTGAGGACAATGGTGCCGACTGTGTGACTCGTCAGAAGTTTGGTCAGACGATGGCCCGTTTGGGTAATGGTTTTTTCAAGCGTCGATTCCCCGAGGGTTTCCGTTATCTTGTGTATGGTTGTACAGAGGAGCGTTTGCGTGAGAGTTTCTTCATTAGCAAGGAGAACATGAATGTGGACTATATTCATGAGAAGGGAACGTTTGTGTTGGAGGACGATTGAGTGATTTTTAGACATTATAGATATTATAGATATTATAGAAATTATAGATATTATAGAATAGTTTTAACCATTAATTTTTTTGATTATGAAGAACGAGATTAAGAGTAAGGAGGACAAGGTGTCTAAGGTTTCGAAGCCGTCGAAGCGTGTTCCGTCGGTTAAGGTGGCTAAGGATGTTAAGGAAGTCAAGGCAGCGAAGGTTGAGGATGCCAGTGTTCAGGTGTCGGTGTTGACGAAGGAGAACACCGTGTTGCGTGAGAAGATATCGGAGTTGAAGGACAAGCTCTCTCAGTTGTCTACTGAGAACAAGGAGCTGCGGAGCAGTAATCTTGGTGTCCGCATGGATTTGTCGAAGTCGCATGAGACGGTTGAGTGGCAGAAGCGTTTGCTTGAGGACTACGAGGCCGATATTGAGCGTTTGCGCAGCAGAGGTTTCTGGGCGAGGGTGTTTAATAGGTGATTTTTTATAGACTTTTATAGATACTATAGATTTTATAGATATGGAAGGAAATAGGGTTTTGCCGTTTGGCAAGAAGGTCAGTGTGGGTAATTTCTACTTTGTGAAGATTACCCGTGCATTGAGTAAGAAGGAGCTTCGCGAGTTGCGTGATGCTCAGGGAATCCCCGAGGAGATTCGTAAGAGTCTTGGTAGGGGAGGTCTGCCATTTATCGTGATTAACACTGTTGGTGGTGGTTGGAGTCTTTGTTTTGTGGCAGGCAGTGTGATGTTCAATTACATTGAGTATGCGTATAGCACTGGTGAGTTGGAGCCGTTGCGTCGTCTTTTTACGATGATGTATGCTGACACTTCCGTTTTAGGCGATGCTGAGTATATCCGTGCCAAGGGAGACGCTCTGACGGCGTTTATGGATAGGCAGAAGGTGAACGATAACGTTAACGATAACGAAGGACGCGAGGACGAAGATTTGGAGAGTGTCAAGGTAGCTATGGAGGGCGAGGAGGCACTTCGGGAGCAGATTGGAGAGGCCATAGATGGGCTTTCCGAGGAGAAATAGGCATTTTTTATAGAAGGGATAGATATTATAGATGCTATAGATGCTATAGAAATTATAGATAGGATAGATGAGATAGATATTTAACTGATAAAGGGATTTTGCTATGATAAACAATAATGACAGGGTAGTAGATATTATTGAGGACCGGATAGCGATGGAGAATTTGCTGTTGGAGATTAACGATAACCTCCGCAATGGTGCTCCGATGCCGACGTTTATACCCCCCTTTAACGATGGAGTGATGCAGGACATTATGTCCTCTATTTGTTCACAGATAAACAAGTTGCGTATACAATGCGGTATTATATAGGGATTGACCCCGGTGAGAAAGGTGGTATAGCCTTTTTATCGGAGGATGGTGGTGTGATATCTGTTAGTAAGATGCCGCCCACCCCTCGTGACATATACGATTACTTGGCGGGTTTGTTGTCACATGCTGCGTCGTGTAGTTCTCAGATGGACGAGCCCCGTGTTGTGTGTTACCTGGAGGACGTTGGTCATGGTATGCCAGGTCAGAGCAGTAGTGCCACTGCGAAGTTTGCCCGTCATTGTGGTCATTTGGAGATGGCGTTGCTTTCGCTTCGCATTCCTGTGAACACCATTACCCCTGCCAAGTGGATGAAGTCGTATCAGCTTGGCCGTAGCGGTGACTACACGAAGACCGAGTGGAAGAATCGCTTGAAGTCGAAGGCCCAGCAGTTGTTTCCTCAGTTGGGCGGTAAGGTGACTTTGTCGACGTCGGATGCTTTGTTGATTGCGGAGTATGGCAGGAAGGCTGATGGGTGATGGGTGCTGGAATAGAGGTGATAGACTTTATAGACTTTATAGAGGGGATAGATACGATAGAGGGCGGGGTTATTCCTCGCCCTCTTTGTATGCTTTTTTGAATTTGCAGCTATTGCATTTCTCGTATAGGCAGTCTTGGCACCCTGTGGGATAGTTGACCGGCAGGAAGTAGTGAATAGTCTTCTCGTCGGTTTTCACCTCATCCTTCTTCATTTGTGTGATAGTGAAGATTTGGTCGTTGATTTTGTTGTATTCTGGCGATCCAGGTTTTAGGTCTTCGAGGATTGTCTGCAGTTCTATGAGTTTCATCTCCTTGTTTGTTGCCCTTTCGAGGATAGCCTCTGCCTGTGCGTCCATTTTCGACTTAATCTTCTTTATCTCTGCTTTTTTGAGCGTTTTCTTATTTTCTTCTATCCTTCTTTGCGTTCCCTCGTTCTCTTTCAGTTTATCTATTTCCTCTTTTAGTGCCTTTTTTGTCCATGTTGTTCCTATTCTCATGGCGATGGCCCATGCGTCCTCCTCCTCCCATCCGAGCGAGAGTAGGTCGGCGAATGCCAGCTGCTCAGGAGACAGTTTATAGGACTTTGCGAGTTTTTGGAGTTTTGTTGTTGCTATTATTTCCATTTTTTATAGACTTGATAGATATTATAGATGTTATAGAAGTTATAGATACTATAGATACTATAGATGGGATTGGGGTTAGTGGGTTTCGTCCCACTCGTCCCAGTTGTTTTCCCCTGGGTGGTTTCCCCATTTATCCGTTTCTCGCGTCTTTGTGCCCTGTCCTGTGCGTACATTGCCCTCTCGCACCCCATTTGCATTTGCTTCCTCTTTGTTTTTTCTTATCTCCTCGTCTACTTCCGCCTGTTTCTTTTTTACCTCGAAGAGCAGGTCCAATTCCTGTTTCTTTTTGTATTCGCTCCAATACCTTGCCACCTCATCGTTTTTGGTGTATTTCGACGCTCTTTCCGCGGCCGTTTGTTTTGACACGAATCCGTCCTGCACCCCTATACGTAGGTTCTGCATCAGTTCGCTGTCGTTTTGGTGAATATACGGTTCGATCCATGCGTTTATTTCGAGTTTCATGAGAGTAGCTTGCTTGTTTATCTTGTATCCCCATGCGAATTTCACGAGCATTACCAGTCTATCGAGGAACGGTTGCAGTTTCTGTGCGTCGGCGATAGCCTGTTCTATTGCAGGTGAGAACAGCAGTTTCACTGCCACTCCAGGTAGGTCTCCCGATTTCAGCTCAGGCGGTTTTACCCCGAACGACTGTTCATAGATGAGGTTATAGAGCGTTGTGAGCAGAGTGTTGTACGACGGTGACACGTCCTGCTGGTTCAAGAATCCTGCTTCTCCCTTTGTATCAGGGATAGACACAGCCTTTACAGCTCCGTTCATATTTCCGCTAAGTCTGACCCCTTTTCCTTTGACGTAGAAGATTGGGAAGGCATAAGCTTTGTTATTTTCGAAGAAGTAAGACATTGCCTCCTCGTACTGTTCTATTGTTTTCTGCGAGAACGCCCATGCTGGTCCCTCCATGTTGATGTGATATGCCACGGGCACGAACGGATAGAATCCATGTTCCTTTGGCTCTCCGACCATTTTGAACCCGCTGAGTTTGAATGTATCTTTGAATTTCTGTACGAAGTCACTCTTTGCGAGATCCCTTTTCAGTCGATACAGATACCTGTTGTCCCACACCTCTACCCATTCGATGTTTGCTTTTCCGTCCTCGTCGTAGTCGTAGTATTTGCGTGCGAAGAGCTCCATGTCTCCTGTCACGCTGTTGTAGTGTGGATACAGCTTATCCCCGTTAACGAACGAGAATGTCCTTGCCTTCGGGTTTCCGTCGTTGTCGAAGTAGAAAGCCACTGCGGTATCTGCGACGGTGTTTATGGAATCCACGGCGTCATACATTACCTGTTCCATAGACATTGTGAGCCATCCCTCTTTAAAGTCGAGCAGTGAGCGAGTGTTTTCCAGTTCCTTTGTCTCATCCTGTTCCTTTCGTGCCAGTTCGAACTGCGCGTCATTGCCGCAGATATGCGTATTTCTTTTTATTTTCAGTACCCTTTGCATTGCCACGGCCACTCGTGTGATTGGCTGTCGGTACAATCTCTTTTGGTTTGGTTTCCCTGGTATTGGCATTTCCTTCCACACGTCAGGATACAATACCGGGTTATTGATTTTGTGAGCCGATGGATAGTATTCCCTCATCATTTCCGCCTGTGTATACAATTCAATGTTAAGCGGGTCGTCCGGTTCAGATGTCTCGCTACCCATCACCGTTTCGAACTTCACATCAGTCTGTTTTGGGAGGACCCTATATATAGGTTTTCTTGTGAGCACCTCCCTCATGTTAAATTTCTCCTTTACCATATCGTTACCCTTTCATTATTACTCCTTAGCTAAACGCCATATCAAATCCCATTTCCATATCCGTTCCGAGCATCCACGCCCCCTGTACCTCCATTTGTATTGGTTCTGCGATATCGAAGTACGCCCTAAAGTATAGCGACTCCCACCAGTCAGGCGAGTGCCCTACTATCAGTTTTGCTTTTTTCTTTGGCATCAGGCAGAATCCTTTATCTTGCGAGTCATTGTCCCGTCTGAGAGACATTCTCTCCTTTTGCAGTACATCTTTCAGTAGGACGTCCTCATATCCGTTACCCGACACCTTATTATATAATAGTGATTCCTCGAACGAAATTCCCAGTTCCTTTAATTTTCTGTATATGAGGTAAGCGCATTGCGATTTCAAGTCTTTGTATAAATACTTCACTCCATCATCGAACTCATCCCCCTCTGCGATTGGTGCAGCTTGGTTGTTGAATGGTATTGCCTCTGGGAAGAAACCTTTAATCAGTTGTCCTACCCCTTGATAGTCGTAGCAGAAGTTTTCCTCTGCGACCCCCCATTCCTTCAGTTTATGTTTAATCACCGCCACTGCCGTCTTTGAGTTTACGTTTACGCAGCAGAAGTCAGCCACATGCCATCCTATCCACAGGTAAAGCACGAGATTATCGCCCCCTTCCAGTGCGATATCAGCCGTGCATCTCCTTATTCCGTCTCCGAACTGATATGAATTATTGAAGACCGCCTCCAGCTCCTCGTAGGAAATCATATCGTCGCCAGCCTCTGCCGCATTCCAGTTAGCCTTTAAGTCCCGCAGAACCTGTCCTTTATCCTGCTGCATGAGTTTTTTCAGGTAGTTTTTGTCTTTAAGCAGGAGCATCGGGTTCTGTGAGAGGTCAGCCCTCACGAACGCCACAGACACTATGGAGTCGAGTATGTCGAGGTCCCATTTTGCATATCCCTCGTTTAGTGTTCCTGTTATTTCCTCTTTTACCTTTTCGTAGACCTCCTCTCTGGAGTTCCCCCATACGATTTGCGATATCCTATCCCCTCTCATGTAGCAATATCTGACCTTTCCATCCTTTTCCGGGTCGATATATCCGTCTTTATCCAGCCACCAGTCGATGAACTGTCTCACCCATGACCTTGAATCAGGGTTACACGTTCCCCACATACGTTTTCTTATACGGCTTGCCCCTCGGTTACATGTAAACAGGTACTTGAATTTTTTGTACGATATATGCGTAATCTCATCGATAGCGATGTAGTCATACTCCTGTCCTTGGAATCTTTCTTTAAAGTCATCATCCGATCCATCATGGTAGAAGAACCCCAGAGTACCCCCAGCGTCGAAGTTCCACGTCATGTCGTTTATTGCCCGGTTGTACGTACCGTATTGCGAATAAATTTTTCTGGAGTCCCGTATGAGTTTTTCCATTTCCCGTTTGTTTCCTCTGAACACCGCAGCGTGGAAATCTGGGTTTTGGACATCTTTGAGCCCTTCGAGTAGCAGTGAGAAGCTTTTTGATCCGCCCCGTGACCCTCCGCAGATAAGGATATCCGCGTCTATGGCGAGCATATTCTCCTGTCCGCCCTCTTGCGCGACTATGCAGTTTTTCAGTGTTCCTGCGATAGCCTGCTTTCTCAAATCTTGGATATACTCCTGCGAGTACACCCTCTCGCCGTTAGGCAGTGTTAATCCTGAAAACTCATTCATCCCTTCTGAGAATAGGGCAATTATGGCTGTTTAGTCCTCCATAGAGCCCTATTTTGCATAAAAACAAAATATTTTTTGCAAAAATATGCAATTTTATTTGGAAAATTGCATAATTATACATATTTTTGCGAAAAATATTGCATTGTTGCCCTGTGAAGGGGTTGTGGTGTATAGTTTTAGAGTTCATAGTTCATATAATTGAGCTATAGACATCAGGTAAAGGATTTGTTTTTAGGATAACGTTATTTTTAAAATATTTTTATGGATAGAGAATCACTCAGACCACTGGTAGATGCTCAGTTAGGCGAATCACGTCTTACTGTGCTCAGTGAGGAGACGATTAATGCAGAGTTAGACGATGCGCTGACAGGAATCACCGACGATGCGCAGGTTGATGATGCTTATGCGAAGCGTATAGCGGATCGTCTGAAGCGAATGAACGGTAATGTCGCGAAGGAAGCCGGTGCTCAGATACGGGAGTACAAGTCTCGTCTTAACGCTGGTGGAGGCGGGAAACCAGGCGATGCTGGAGATGGCGGACAGGCTGGAAAGTCGGGAAGTTCAGTCGAAGGTGGAGGTTCTGGGCGCTCCGATGAGATTGCCGAGTTAAAGGCTCAGATTAGTGCTTTGCAGACGAGTCTCAGTGCGAAGGCCGCCGAGGAAGCTGCATCTGCAGTATTGGCGGAAGTAAGGGAGAAGTTTGCTGCCACATTCAAGGAAGGCGGAATTACCGCTCGCGAGTACTTTGTGAATCAAGTGTTTGGTAAGTTTAAGTTGCCTACGCTTGCAGAGGGTGAGAATTATGACATTGATGCCTTGGCCAAGGACGCCGAGGAGCGTTACTTCAAGGAATTGAAGAGTGCCGGTATCAAGTATGAGAAGCCCCACAAAGGAGGTAACGGAGGCGGCAGTGACGGTCCCGACAAGGCAGCCCTTGCGAAGCGTGAGGAGTTTAAGGCTCGTATGCGCAGTAAGGGTAAGTTGCCAGAGGTAAAGGATTAAGGATTTAAGTTTTAGGTTTTAAGTTTTAGGTTATGGACATTTACAACAGAGGAACAGACAACACTATCTCTCAGCGCAGTGTATCGCTTGCCGGTGCTAATGTGGAGTGTTGGATAGATGTTGACAAGATGGTACATTTCGGTCGTAAGATAAACCTTGAGGGTGTTGCGGCTGGAACTGTTATCCCTGCTGGTACGATGGTTCATTTCGACAACGCCAGTGATTTTGCTGAGATTATCAAGGCCGATGCTGGTGCTACAAAGCTGAAGACCGTGAACGGTCTTACCCGTCACGATGTGAAGGTTGTTGAGGGAACTACATTTGCCAGTGTAGGAATTGTTATTGCCGGTAAGCTTTGGGGCGATGCCACCGATGTTCCGGCGAGTGTAGAGGCTCAGTTGCCAGGTATTCGTTTTGAGCGTCTGCGTGCAGATGCGAAGACAGCGTATGGTATTGAGTAGTGGTAAACCCTGTAAAGAGAAAGTAAGATTATGATTAGAGACGCGCAATTTTATGATTTCATTGCTCAGGGATTGGTATCGATGGGATATGTCAGGAATGGCCAGGCCAGTCTTGACATGTATCTCCAGGACATGTTTGCGGAGAAGTGGAACGCCGAGGCTACCTATGCCAACATGGGTTTCCCACTTGACCCCGACATCAAGCTCCATCCCACCTATGAGCAGATAGAGGCCACCATTCGTCCATACACGATGGCAGCCTACGTGGACTATGACAGTGATGGTCCATCGAAGAGTGTAGACGGTCTGATGCTGAAGAGCGGAGAAATCCCCATCTTCAAGCACGAAGTATATCTTGACCGTAAGAAGATTAAGGAGAAGATGGCCCTCACCGACGTACTCGGAGGCATGAGCAACGAGATTGTCGACGCAGTGATGGCATTGTTCTTCACAGCAGTAGACGACCTCATCGGAGGTAACTTCAACACCGTTCAGTTCCAGCGTCATCAGATCGTCGGTAACTACGGCAAGCTTGTCATCAACGCAGAGAACAACCCCTATGGTCTCCCATTGGAGATTGACTTTGGTGTTCCGGCAGCCAATAAGCATGAGAGCGTATGGTACACGAAGGCCGCCGATGGTACTATCACCCAGGCAACTGGTGTAGGTACCGATGTGAAGCCTATCGACATCGCCAATAAGATTGTCGAGGATGCTGAGGAGGACGACTTTGCTCCTGCCGGTCACTGGGAGTGTTCCAAGAAGACGAAGAACGACCTGTTGAAGCTGGAGTACTTCCGTGAGATGTACGCCCTTGCCACCCGTCCGGACATCACCAATGATGCCAAGCGTGTAGCATGGAGTTACACTCTCGAAGACGACATCATCTGGCAGTATATCCAGAACCGCATCGGACGTATTGAGGTTACTGACGCCGTTGGTAGTGTTGAGTTCATCAACCCGACCACGAAGAAGGCTCAGTACCACAACATCCAGGCATTCCCCGAGGGTGTTCTTGTTTACGTTCCTAATGGTGAGATTGGCTCTGTCCAGAGTGGTAAGCCGATATGGATTGACAGTGGCTGCACCCGTTCCGCTCTGTATGATGGTGGTCGCACGCTTATCCGTGAGATTCGCAATGGTGAGTACATGACTATCAAGACAAAGTCTGAGAGTCAGACACTTTGTGTACCCAACTCGACACGTTGGTTCTACTATCTGTCGGTAATGGGTGAGGCAAGTAGTTCTTCACAGAGTTCACAGAGCTCACAGAGTAGCGAATAATGGGATGCTGTGGTAGTGACATAAAATCCTATACGATTGCGGACTGGCTCTGCGGTCGTGTGGGATTACCCGTTGCCGACGAGAATCTTCAGTCGTTGTTCATGAGTCGTGGGGTTGAGTCGACGCTCCCCTTCACGAGTGTTGCAGAGCGTGACCGCGATTTATTGGAGGCTGACCTTCTTGTGCATATTGTTACTACGTGGGCTAACCGCATCGGTACCACTTCCGACAAGGATAACGGCTGGGAGCATACCGATGGCGGTTACACCCTCACCTCTGACGACAAGGACCGCATGCTTGCCCGTGCGAAGGCTCTGTATGACAAGTGGGACGAGGAGATGCCTTTTGACGACGATGTGCATATCCATGTGTCAAGTTTTGGTATTATGCCGTGCGATTATAACGAGTGCGGTATTCCTTTGCCCCATGTGGAGTGGTGATTTTTTATAGAGGCTATAGATAATATAGAAGAGGTATGTTGAAGAAGCGGATTGATAACCCCCGTTATCCGCACTGTATAAAGATAGTGCGTCGTTCTGTTCCTGGTCGCTATGAAGATAGTGAGTTATCGGAGCGGATTATCTACGAGGGTCCAGGCCGCAGTTATACCGACACCACTACCACAGGTGACTCCAGGGTTGACACCAACAAGCGCAAGGCGAGCATTCCGATGCGTTTTGACAAGTGGGGTGTAAACGGGAACGATAACATTCCGATGAGTGGTGATATTCTGATAGTGAGGAAGGCCAATATCTCGGAGGAATGGGAGGTAAAGGACTTTGAGCCCGACAACGATCGCAGTGTCATCTATGGTGAGATGAACAGGAACCTTCTTTAGTGTAGAGTTATGCCGGCGACCAAAAAAGCGAATATCAAGGCGTTCTTTAAGGACATTGAGCATGAGTTTATGAATAGGGCTCAGGTGCTGGCTACCCGTCAGGTGTATCCTATCGCTGCGAAAGTTACGGCCTATGCAGAGGAAGTAATGAAGCGTTACGGAGTCTCCTCGATGACTGGTAACTACATTAACTCTTTTGGAGTAGCCGTTTATCGTGACTCGCGTCTTGTTGCCATTGCCACGTCGAGCGATGTTACAGGCGAGAGTCCTCTTAGGGTTACACTGGTAGAGGGCGAGTGGTATGCCAAGGGTAAGCCCCGTTACGATGGCGGAGAGCAGAAGCGCAGTTGGCGGGCCGCCGAAGGCAGTCATGCTTTTTTTGCCGACGACGAGGTAGTCAGATGGCTTAACAGATATCCTCCGACGAGGAAGAAGGGTTTTTCTTACCGTGTTGTGACTGTAGTTGATTACGCGAAGACATTAGGAGGAGACGTTGTCCTGATGCGTCTTGCCGACGAGCTTGAATCTTTGAATGGCGAGTTGAGGTCATTTAGGTTTGCTTAGGGATGGATGCTATAGATGGGATAGAATAGATAGGATATGGTTAGTGTTGAGAACATATTGAGATTGATGGATGAGCGAGCAAAGAGTGTTTGTTCCCGCACATATTTACAGGAGCGCCCCAATGCTGTGACGAGTCCGTTGAAGGAATTTATTGTTGTCAGCATACCCTATTCTGAGTCGCGTAAGACGATAGGTGCTGATGATTGGTGGCTTGATCAGACTGTATGCTTTGAGATATACGTTGCAGACAGGAAGACGGCGGAGAATCCGAAGGAGTTCAACCAGCCATCTATGAAGCGATTACGTTCTGCGGTGTATTCACTTTTTCCCATTATCGACACCACATTAGGCGTGAAGATTACCTCCCCTCGCACTGTTGTTCCCGCTACGAGTGATGGTAATGGTTATCACTACACCCGCATACAAGGAAAGATGACGACTATGGTTTAGAGAGTTGAAAATTGAAAATTGAAAGTTGAAAATTAGAATATTATGAAAACATTTAAGACAAAGAGTGATTTGAAGGATGTCTTCAGTGGCATTTCTTCGATGTGGTATCAGACAGGCAGTCTGACCATCACAGGTGGCGCTATTTCTCTTGCGCCCGAAATGGATGTTCCTGTAAAGGTTGACACCATCGAATTTGAGCAGGGAGACCCCGACCTTGAGCACTACAAGGTTATCGGTCTTTCTGGAGACTGGATTGTGGCTGCTGAGCCGGGTGACATTGAGCTCAGTTTCCGTGTTCCTACCAAGCACACCGACATCTTGAAGATGGCGTTTGGTGAGGATGCTGTAGCCGACATCACTGGTACTGTTACGAAGGGCAGTGGTTCGGCAGTGAGCTACGCAGGTCAGTCCCTTATCCTGAAGACCAGTAAGGTGCAGGGTACATGGGTACTTGTTAACGAGGACGAGAGCAAGCTTCTCATTCTCAACAACACCACTCTGTTCGCCAAGGCTGCTCTTGACGACGAGGCTAAGGGCGTGTTCTGTGTTGATTTCAGTGGAACAATCGAGTCGGATGGTACAAACCCAGACATCCTGTTCCTGACAAAGACCGGCAGTTCTTCGAGCAACTAACAAATAGTGCTAAACAAAGTCAGTTAGAATGTGGGGCGGCGGAACCTTTGTAGGCCGCTGCCCCATTTAGGTTTAAGGGCATCAGCGTAATAGTTAATGATATATGGAGAAAGGAAAGAGTTGGGATGTAGTCATCATTCACTATAACACCCCAGAGCTTACGGAGGCGGCTATCCGTTCCCTTCACAAGCACACACGTTGCCATGTTATAGTCTTTGACAATAGCGATAAATTCCCATTCGTATCTCAGATGGAAGATGTTGAGATTATAGATAATACTCGCGGTCAGCACATAGACTTTGCGAAATGGCTTGACGGCTTCCATGACAAAGAACCATCTCCTGGCAACAACTACGGCAGTGCGAAGCATTGTTATAGTGTTGAATATATCCTAAGTATACGCAAACGACCTATCGTATTGATGGATGGCGATGTTCTTATCAAAGAAGACATTACCCCATTGTGCGATTACGAAAGCATCTTTACGGGTCATATTGGTTGCAATACGCGGCGTTTCGGTTATGTGTTGAACCGAGTGGAGCCTTGGCTCTGTTCTCTAAATGTGCCGTTGATGCGTAAGTACGGCATACACTATTTTAATGGTGACAAGATGTGGAATCTTACCACTCGTGTACCTAACGACCATTACGACACTGGTGCTTGGCTTCTTGAGGAAGTTGTACGTTTGCGCCTTCCGTATAAGGATGTGAAGGTCGGTGACTATGCATTGCATTTGCGTCATGGCAGTTGGGGCAAGAAAGACTGGAAGAAATGGTTGTCAGACAATAAGGCTTTATGGGAGTAATAGACTATGTAGTACCTATGGTTTTTCACGTGGATAGTCAGTGGCGTGAGGATTATCAGCGCGTAGGAGGAGCGTTTACTATTAGCAACACATCCTTTGTGCGTTATCGCAGTTGGGGTACGGAAGAGTTGCTTGTCCGTGCCATTCGCAAGAATATGCCATTTGTGCGTGATATCATCATCCTTCTCTCCCGTGAGAGTCAGCGTCGTGAATGGATGACAGGAAAAGGGCTTCGTGTTGTATATCATCACGAGTTTATCCCAGACTGTTATCTTCCCACGTTTAACAGCCGTGCCATAGAGATGTTTCTCCATAATATTCCAGGTCTTTCGGAGCGTTTCTTGTATGCTAATGACGATATGTACCCATTATCACGCCTAAAGGTTACAGATTTCTTTCGCAGAGGCAAGCCCTGTCTTCATATCGTAGAGAAGCCGTACCCATCCGCCCCCAATGGATTCCAGCAAGCCTGCATGAGTGGCTTGAACTTCGTTGCCAAGGAGTTTGGGATGTCTTTTGGTAAGACTTGGTTGCGTAACGGTCATAGTGTTGCCCCGATATTAAAGTCGACTTGTGAGCATCTGTGGGAGATAGGCGGTGAAGAGATAAAGAAGAGTATCTCTCCCTTTAGGTTATCGCGCAACTTTAATCAGTATATATATACATGGTGGCAGTATCTGTCGGGAGAATATATTGACTACGCTCCACCTCGCAAGTATGTTGACGTGAAGAGTACCACTGATGATGTTGCTACTGCTATTAGGGAAGGAACTGGCATTGTGTGTGTGAACGACAACGAATGCGTTAGTAATTACAAGGCATACGCGCACGCTGTTGCGTTGGCACTTGAGGAAAGATTAAATAGTTAAAATGGCGGAAAAGATAGAACAGCCAGGATTTGATTTACAGTCGGCGATAGACGAGGTGATGTCAGCCGAGCCAGAGGTGGTGACGTTTTGCGGCAAGCGTCGTAAGATAGGTTGGTTGCATAAGGGAGTAGTGAGGAAGTTCTCCCATATCATGTTGACCGACCAAGACCCCTGGCGCAGGAATGTGAAGGTCTGTGCGTCGGTATTGCTGAACAAGAAGTACGGTTATGTGACGTGGCTGTTGCAGACCTTTTTCCACTGGCTGTATTGGCGTTGGCTGTATTACGTCCGTGACATAGACCAGGTGGAGGTGTTGGCAATCCTCGATGCATCGAAAAAAAAAATTCAATCCGATCCATTGGTGTTGGCTACCATATTGTCGACCGCGATGATGGACACGATGATGACAATGGCTCGTCACGAGTCTGGCCGAGTAGGACCAGTTGGGGGGCAGCCTTCTCGTTAGCCGAGAAGTTTGGTTTTTTGTTTGAGCGGAAGTATGGCATTGCCGCCTATGATTACTGGTGGGGTTACACGAGTTGTCAGATAGAGTTGATGATAATAGACCAGCCTATTATCAGTTGCGGTGAGAAGAAGGCGAAGAAGTCTACGCGTAGTGAGATGGATGCGTTGTCAGATGCGTGGTATGAGAAGCGTCGCGGGCGTACTGTTGTCGGTAAGAAAGTGGACTTGAATGAGTTTTTGCGGGGTTAGCTGGTATTATCAAGGAGTTATGGCCATAGGTTGTTTTAGGTCAACCATTAAATTTTATCGAGCCATTCAGGTTTATAAATACCAATGATTACCCCTGCGATTGCGCATATCAAGAACCACCAGATAGTGAACTCATTAGCGAAGAGGATGCAAAATGTCACAATCCAAAGAAATTTTACGAATCCATCCATAAGTATACATTTTTCTCTACAAAGATACAAATTATTTATTAGCGGCTGTAATAATTTATAATAATTAACATTCAGGATATGGCGGACACAAGTAAGTTATGGTTTGAGATGGGTGTTAGAGACGAGGTTGCCTCTGCACTTGCGAAGAATATAAAGACTGCGGAGAAGTTGCAGAAGTACCTTTCTAATGTCGGTCAAGACAAGTCGTTCCGCAATAATTTCGAGGAAGCGTCCCGTGCTTTGTCAGAGATAGATTCTGTCATAAAGCAGATACAATCTCAGCATGGAACGTTTGGCATGAGAGACGCTCAGCGCGGCTTGAAGAAGATTCGTGCAGAATTTAAGGATTTGGCGCGAGATGCCGATAAAATGAGTGAAGCGGGGAGTGTGTCGACATTACGTTTTGCGCTTGGTCTTGACCAGGCCCTCGACAAGGCGAAACGAGTATCCAACATTCTCTTTTCCATTCGCGAATCATTGGCATCAGGAGGCCCTGGTATTGACAGCGGCGGATTAACATCCCTTCGGGATAATATCAATCAGGTAATGGGAAGCAGGGGGAGTCGTAATATCTCCCTTGAAATGGTATCCCAGTGGGAGGAACGCCTTCAATCATTAACGGCAAAAGAAACGGCCTATATAGAGAAGACCCGTTCTGCTGAGGCTGCGAACCGTCTTTTTATAAATAGTTTTGACAAGGTCACTAATGCGGCTAATAAGACCAATGGCGTCATCGATGACCTCAAAGTTAAGTTAGGCTCCTATTTCTCCCTGTGGGGTTTGCAGAGTCTTTACAGAGGTATCATAGAAGTTGGCGGAGCGTTTGAGCAGCAGCACATTGCCCTGCAGAGTATTTTGCAGGATGCTCAGAAAGGCACAGCTATATTCCAGCAGATGAAAGACCTTGCCGTCGTATCCCCCTTCAACTTCTCTCAACTTGCCAGTTATACCAAGCAGACTGCCGCTTTTGGAATCCCTTACGAAGAACTTTACGATACGACGAAGCGTCTTGCCGATTTGAGTGCCGGTCTTGGTGTAGACATGCAGCGTTTAATTCTTGCCTTTGGCCAGGTGCGCAGTGCTGCCGTGCTGCGCGGTCAGGAGTTGCGTCAGTTTACGGAGGCAGGTATCCCGTTGGTACGCGCATTAGCCGATGAGTTCACCAAGCTCAATGGTAAGGCCGTGACAACTGGTGATGTGTTTAGTCTTATCAGTAAGCGTCAGGTGCCCTTTGAGATGGTGAAGAAAGTCCTTTGGGACATGACTAACGAAGGCGGTCGTTTTTTTGACATGCAGTTTGTCTTGTCCGATACGTTGTTAGGAAAGTGGAGTAACCTTCGCGATGCCTGGGAGATACTTCTGAGCGACTTTGCGAAAGGAACGAGCGTCACGGGTAAGCTTTTCAAGGGAGTGATCACGTCCGTCACATGGCTTCTTGACAATATCCAGTCGGTTAGTGCCCTTTTACAGGGCATTGCGGCAGTACATGGCAGTCGTTCTGTTTTGAAGTACGTTGGAGGTCGTCTTAACGCCGGCGTATCTTCTATAGAAGCGAATATACAGAAGAGTCGTGAGCAGTTAGCTATAGAGTTAAGACGCAGGGCGCTTGTTGGCGATATAACAGCAGAGCAGTATAAGTCGCTAAGCGCATTGAACAGTAGCAACGCCAAACACATACTTCTACTTGCTCAGGAAGGCCGTTTGAATGATTATCAGATAAAGCGTCTGTTTAATCAGAGGGAGTACAACAAGGAGAAACTCGAAGAACTTGTTAAAAGTGAAGCGATTACCGCTGAGGACAAGAAACAGATAATCGCTCTTCAGGAAAAGACAAAGAATGCGAAACTTTACAGTGGCGCATTTGCTTCAGTCAGAGGGTTCTTTGCTAAGAACTGGCGCATGATTGCCCTTGATGCCGCCATATCGGGATTTTTTGCCCTCTATCAGCATTATGAGGAGATAAAGCAGAAAAACAAGGAGCTTATAGAATCATTCGAGAAAGACGGGAAGACACTTGGCGACTCTTTAAAATCACTTCGTGTGACAGGCAAGACAGACTATTCCTCCGAGATAGACGGTCTGAAAGAGCTTATCAAGCAACACACGGATAACTACTATTCCATACTCAGGGAGGCGGATAGTATTGCGGACTTGGCCGAGCGATACAACTACCTTCGCCATGAGTTAGAGCTAATTCGCGATGGCTACACGACAGCCGAAGCGTCTGCCAAAGACTTTGCTGGAGAAACACGAGGTTCTTTCAACCTGCTAAAGAAATCTGTTTCTCTGCTTGAGAGGAACCCCGACAAAGGTGTTGGTCTTTTCGGTGGTGGGTGGTCGGCTACCACAGCATTCGACATATCTGTTGAAAATATAGCAACGAAAATTCGTGATATGTTCGCCGATATTGATGACAATCCTCAAGCCAAGGAATCTGCCCGTCGTCTGATAAAAGGCATGATGCAAGAAGCCAAGCTTACCGCCAAGGAGGAGACCTATTTCAAGATAAAGATGAACGATTTCATCGACCTTTACGATGAAGGTAGTGTAGCCTCCCTTGTTGCAGAAAAATTTGGCAGTGTCATTGAGCGTCTTGCTCCCTCAATAGCTTCAAAAATCCGTCATGGCAAGGACCTCACCGCGGCAGAGACCGACCTGTTATCTCGTATGGCCAACATTGCCATTGACGAAACCCGCAAGAATTATGGCTATCTCTCCGAAGACCTTCAGAAGATGCTTAACAACTCTGATTTCGTTGCCACTATCCGTTTGCGTTATGAGAACGATGCTGGCCTGAATGAGTTGCAGACCTATCTCAATTCGAAGGGAGCCTACAGTCTTGCCAATCAACGCATCCTTGACAACTGGGCAAAAGAAGGAACCAGTGTTGCTGCCCGTTCTGCCGCGAAGACCGACATAAAAGAAGCTATTGACAAGGCTGCCGCAGATAAGGCTGTTTATGGTAAAGACTCAAAGCAAGCCAAAGCTTCTGCCTCGAGAGCGCAGAACTTGAAAGATTTGGCAAAGAATGCCATCAATTACGATTACGACGCGGAAGAAGCGAAGAAAAAAAGTGGTGGTGGGACGAAGAAGGACCCTGTTTTGGAAGCCGCGAAGACCCGTTTGGATGCGATAAAGAGTTTCTACGCCGAGTATAAGAAATATCGCGAAGTCTATGGTTCAGAGAAGGCGTTGAGCATTGTCGATGCACTCTTCCCCACCGTTGATGGCAAAGCCGTTGTCGAGGACTACCGTGGGGTGATAGAGAGCCTTCTCTCCGAGGCCACTGGCAAGAGTGGTGCCGACTGGGAGAAATACCGCACTACGCTTAGTAAGCTTCTTGCAGACATTGACCTTGACCAGACGAAGGAAAAACTTTCCAAGGCGCTAAAGGCGATGGAACGTTACATCCAAGACGAGACATCGAAGTGGGATCTGTATAAAGAGTTGAAAGGTAAAGCAGGTAAAGATTTTGCGATGCTTGCGTTCTCTGACAATGTCAAATGGGACGATATGACACGCGGTATGGCAGAACAGCTTCGTGCTGCGATGGAGAAGACTGACACGAAAGGTTATGGTCTTGAAGGCTTCTTTGAAATGGATGATGAGCAGGCGAAGAAGTTCTTCGGTGCCAATGAAGATCAGTTGAAGTTGTGGCAAGAGATAACGAAGACCATCCGCAAGAATTGGGTAGATGACTTAAAGGAGATAGCAGCTGCCACCGAGAAGCTGAAGACCACGGAGGAAAAGATACGTGATGTAGAGAACGAAATAGCCGACCTTCGTCGTCAAGGGGCAGGCGCTAACGACCCCCGTGTGATTGTCAAACGGAACGAGCTCAAACGTCTTCGTGTTGAGGCTTATGAGAATAGCGAGCCTTATTTGAAGTTCTATTCATCCATCTTTGCCATGACTGCCGAAGATGCCAAGAAAGCCGGTGCTATTATCAAGCAGAACCTTGTCGACCAGCTTGCCAGCGGTGCCATCAATGCCGACAAATACCTGAAGAGTATCAAGAACGTCAATCAGCAGTTGCAGAATATCCGTTCCGTGCGTGGCGACGCCTTTACCCTTATGACCGGCGGCATCAACGGATTGATGCAGAAGAGGATAAACACAGCCGACAGTGGTGTCAGTGCTGCCGCCATTCGCGTCCAGAAAGCTGAGGAAAAGTTGCAGAAAGCCCGTTTGAGTGGCGATCAATCCCGCATCCTGGCGGCCCGGGTAGATCTGGACCTTGCCAAGAATGCCCTCAAGACCCGTCAGCAAGAATTATTCCGTCTGTTGAAGGAGAACGAGACCAACAAGGACATTCTTGCCACTGTGGAAATGGTTTCCGGCGTTGTTGACGGTATGGCAAAGGCAGCTCAGCAGATATCCGATATGTTTGACGCGTTAGGTCACGAGGGTAGCGCTAACACCTGGAGTGATATTGCCGATGGAATAGGAGCAGTGGGTTCTTCTATCTCTGCTGTCAGCGGAATGTTAAAGAGCGGCATGAATGACGATATTGGCGGTGTGATTTCCAACGCTGTTGGTATCTTTACCAATCCTATCACTGCCTTTGCGAAGTTGCATGACAAGAAGTTAGACAGAAAAATACAGCGGAGCCAGAAGGAAGTGCGGAGACTTACCACCGAGTATCAGAACCTTCAAAAAGCCATCGAGAATACCCTTGGCGGCATCTATTCGACAGGTGGTTATGACGCGATGTTTGCCGACTTACAGAAACAGCGTGACGAGCTCCAGAAACAATATGACGCCGAGACCAGTAAGAAGAAGAGCGACTCCGAGAAAGTTGCCGACTATGAGCAGCAGTTGAAGGAAGCCACCGAGGCAGTAAACACCTTTGCTCTCGACATGGCCAAGTCCCTATATAGCATTGACTTGCACAGTTGGTCGCGCGACCTTACCGATGCCATTGTCAGTGCGTGGGACAATGGCGAGGATGCTGTTGAAGCCTACCGCAATAAGGTTAAGGACATCATGAAAGACCTCACCACGAATATCTTAGCCAAGAAGGTAATGGAGAGAGCGTTTGACAGCCTTGGTATAGACAATATTATCGCCGGTATGATGGATGCGTCGAGCGGTAAGCTTGACGAGACCGCCATCCCCCGTCTTACTGCCGCCTTGAATGCTGCCGGTCAGTCTACTACCAATATCATCCTCGGCGTTCTCGACAACCTTGAGCGTCAAGGTTTGATAGAGAAGGGCCAGAGTGGTTCGAGCAGCAGGAACGTCATTCATGGCGACTTTACCGAGCAGGAGACGGGTTTGCTGTTGAGCTACGTGAACGCGATACGTGGAGATGTGAGTATGAACAGGATAACCCTTTCACAGATACTCATTGCCGTTCAAGGTCAAGGTGAAATGCCTATCATTGCCCAGGCCCAGCTTGCTCAACTGGAACAGATATCCGCCAACACCCAGCGCAATGCCGCTGCCGCCGAGGCGATACAGGAGATATTGCACAAGGCGACTATAGACAAGGCGTTTGGGTTTAAGATAGGTTAGAGGTGAAGGATGAGGGTTACTCCTCATCCTTTTTCTTTTTCAGTGGAATGCTTTGCAACGCCTCTTTATCATTTTCGACTTTTTTCTTTAGCAGGAAATGCCCGGTACCTGTAGTTGTTTCTTCGAGGGCGCAGACTATTTCCCATCCCCTTTTTGACAAATAAGTCATAGCGTCGGCGACATGCAAAAAATTAACATTTTCGTTTTTATCATCCACGATTTCTCTCTGTTTCTTGTCTGAAGCCATTCTTATATAACAAATGCCTGTTTTGACACCCATTAAAAAATCCATGATACAATAGACGTAGTGGTTTTCTGAGAAAACGTTTTTGTCTTGTGCATTACATGCTGTTGAAAAGGCGATAAGTGCGCTAATGATAAATATTTTCATAATAAAAACAAAATGGTTATGAAAAAAAGTCTTTTCTTATTATCAATGTTGTTTGTTGGCATGACGGCTTTTGCGCAAGGCTATTACACGCGCCAATTCAATGACAAGAAGCTCGTCAAGACAGCAGAGAAGTGGGTGAAACAAGGCACGTGG